AAGACCGAGGGCTTTTCCAAGATCGAAGCCGACAAGTGTGACGCTCTGATCGATGGCGTGAACGATATGCTGGCTGGCTACGAAACGAAAGCGACAAGGGAGGGCTAATCTTGAAGCTGACCAAGTATGAGCAGGAGACGATCATCAATTACAATCAAGAAGAGAAAACCGCCTCCTGCTTCACACACGACCTTGCCCTGATACGCAAATTGGACGAATTTGCGCGAAACGGTGAAGCAATTACCGTAGTTCGAGAGGGCGATGGGTGGAAGGAATATAAGTTCCCCAAGAAATGTGTTAAAGTTCGTTTCCCCCGTAAATTATCGGACGAACAACGGCGAGAAATGGCGGAGCGCATGAAGCGTGCAGTACGAAAGGAGAATGATAATGGAATGGCTTGACGGCAACAAAATTCAGATTATCCCTCCCAAGCGTCCGAAGAAGCTGACCGGTACTCGCTTTGCTACTATCCTCGGTCTGAACCCGTGGTCTACGCCGTTCGAGATTTGGTGCGAAGTAACTCGCACCTATCAGAAGCCGTTCGAGGATACCATCTACACCATCGCTGGTAAGACCATCGAGCCTAAGCAGGCTGAGTACATGAAGCAGACCTACTTCATGAGCAATCTGGTCACACCGACCGACATTTGGGGCAAAGACTACTTCCGTCAGACCTACGGTGACTTCTTCAAGGAAAGTCCCGTTCTCGGCGGCATGTGGGACTACTTACTCTATGGCAAAAATGGTAAACCCACCACCGTCCTCGAAATGAAGACGAGCAAACGCATAGAGGATTGGGTCGATGACATTCCTGAGTATTACGCTTTGCAGGCGGCATTGTACGCTTACCTTCTCGGTGTGGACGAAGTTATCATGGTCGCTTCCTTCCTTGAACCCAAGGACTACGATGACCCTGAAAAGTTCGTGTGCAGCGGTGAGAATACCATCACCCGCCCCTTCAAGGTGTCCGAGCGGTATCCTGACTTCGAGAAGAAGTATGTCAGACCGGCTCTGAAATGGTGGAAAGACCATGTGGAAAGCGGCATTTCCCCGGAGTATGACGAGAAGAAGGACGCTGAAATCCTGAAAGCCCTTCGCACCAACAACCTGTCTCCTGAAACGGATATGGAGGCGCTGGTTAAGGAAGCCGAAGACCTGAAAGCCAAGCTGGACGCTCACGCCGCTGAGGTGGCTGAGGACGAGAAGCGGTACAAGGTCTTGACCGACATGATTAAGAAAGCCGCAATCGCTCAGTTCCGTGACGGTGACAAGAAGGTGTCTATCGCTGGTTCTGCCTATAATTGGGAAGTCAGCCGTACTTCCACCACGAAGATCGACAGGGACGCTATGAAAGCGGACGGTATTCTGGCGAAGTACACGACCACCGAAGACAGCTACCGCATTTCCCCAAAAATCATTAAGGAGGATTGACCTATGAAATTTTCCAAGTTCGTGAAGTCCCTCGCCCCTGATGGCGGCGCTATCTACGAGTACATGAGCGAGCGCTGGCTTGCTTCCCCGTCCGTACTTATGCTCATTCCCGATGATATCCGCAGCGTGACCGGGTACAGCAACGAGAAAATGCCTGACGGCATTGGTCGCCTGATCTCTCAGGTCGGTTGCACCGAGTATGCCGAGCTGGTTAAGGCAATCATGCCTGAGCCGGACGGCGCAATTAAGGATTGTGTTCGTATCTTCGCCACACAGGACAGCACCATGACCCTTCCCATCATCAATGATGACTGGTCGCTGATCGAGAAGTCTGACTTCTGCGAAATTCTGTACGCTTACGATCTGGAAAGCGACAAGAGCGTACCGAAAGCCCTTCTGGTCAAGCAGTACGCCAAGTACCCCGATGACGAAGACCAGTTGGTTGGTATCATCTTCCCCTGCGAGTACACAGAACAGCTCAATTTTTACACCATGAAGGAGGACAAAAACAATGGCTAAAATCGGACTCACCGAGGGTTTCACCCTCATCCCCGAAGGGACTCATGTCTTTCAGATTACCGATGTGAAGTACAAGGAAGACTTCGGCAAGCTGGAAGTTTATATGCAGACGCAGACCGGCAGTAAGCACATCGAGCGCTTCTCTCTGCTGAAATCCGATGGCTCTCCCAACGAGGGTGCATACAACGCTTTCAGCTACTTCGCCAAGACCGCCCTCAACAATTTCGACCTGACCGAGATCGACCACACCGACCTGATTGGTCACTTCATCGAGTGCGATGTAGAGCATGATGTTCAGGAGAACAAGAAGAAGCCCGGACAGAGCATTACCTTCGTCCGTCTGGCTGATAAACGCCCCTCTGATGGCTGGGACGGCTCTGGCAATACGGTTGCTGTCACTGCTGTTAAAACCGCTCCTGCGGCTTCTCAGACCGCTCCGAAGACCCCGATGGATTTGGCAGCTCTCCTTGGCTGATACCGGGCGCGAGGGAGGGCTAAAATAAAACACTCTCCCTCGCCAATGGTATGTTAAAAACTATGTTGAAAGTGAGGATAAGCTACAATGGCAGAAGCCTATATTTGTTCGCTCTCCAAGGTTCAGCGTCATGCTGAAATCTGCAAAGAGATCAACGATCTCTATGAGCGCAAGAACCATGACTACGGTGACAGCTTTCACCAGACCTTTGTAGAAGAAGGAATGGCGATGGCTCGTATCCGGTTGGGAGATAAGTTCAGCCGCTTTAAGACCCTCTCCCGTGGCGGTGGGCAGAAGGTCAATGACGAGTCTATCCGAGATACCCTGATTGATCTCGCCAATTACGCCATTATGACTGTGCTGGAAATGGAGGTTGCTGACGATGACGTTGAATGATTATCAGAAAGCCGCCGAGCGCACTTCTGGCAACCTGACCTCGTGGGATAAGGTTCGCAACGGCTGTTACGGTCTGAACGGCGAAGCCGGAGAGTGCATTGACATTCTGAAAAAGACCGAGTTTCAGGGTCATACTTTCGACCCGATGAAGATGGTTGACGAGCTGGGTGATGTTCTCTGGTATGTCGCACAGTTGGCGACCGGCTTGGGTGTGACCCTCGAATATGTGGCACAGCACAATGTCGATAAGCTGCTGGCTCGTTATCCTGACGGATTCGACAGCGAAAAGAGTATCCATAGAAAGGAGTACGAAAATGCCTGACTGCTTCTCCAAGTCCGAAGTGACCGATTTTCTGAACCTCATGAAGCTGCCTGACGGAACCTCTGTTGTTTCCGATGGCATGATGAAGTACCTGACGGCTTACGGCTTCTTTACCGCCCCTGCTTCCACCAAGTACCACGGCAATCACGAGGGTGGTCTTTTTGAACACTCTTATGCGGTCACGAAGTTCCTCCTGACGCTTACGAAGGATAATCACTTGAGATGGTGCAAGGCTCGTTCTCCCTTCCTCGTAGGTATGTTCCATGACCTATGTAAGATCGACCAGTACCGCCACCCGGTAACGGGCCACATTGAAAAATTTAATGGTGGGCGCACACCAATATATGATGAACAGGCGTGGAAGTACAACCCCGACACCCTTCTGAACGGACACGGCGATAAGTCCGTCATGCTTCTCTCTCAGTTCTACACACTGACGGGAGAAGAGATTATGTGCATCCGCTACCACATGGGTGCGTATACCGAAAAAGAAGAATGGCCGTATTACGGCAGGGCGGTCGAGCAATACCCGAACGTTCTGTGGACGCATCAAGCCGATATGCTCGCAAGCAAGGTTGCGGGGGTGTAAAGCATGAAAATCATTGAACCTTCTGTGGAGCTTATCAACGCTCCCGATTATAAGACCCTTCTGACCACCATCGAAGCTGCTGGTAGGACTTGCTACAAGTCCGAGGGTAAAATCACGGACGGAAGCGCAGAGAAGTTCGTCCGGGGCATTCTCAAGCGTGGTCACGAAGCTGTCATTGAGCATGGCTCTCTCACTGTCCGCTTCATCTGCGACCGGGGCGTGAGCCACGAGATTGTCCGCCATCGTCTGGCGGCGTTCTGTCAGGAGTCCACTCGGTACTGCAATTACGGCAAGGAGGGCTTCGGCAGTGAAATCACCGTTATTCGCCCCTCTACGTTTGATAAAGAAGATTCTACATACCGGATTTGGCAACGAGCGTGTAAGCAAGCGGAGGTTGCCTACTTTGATCTGCTGGACGAGGGTTGCACCCCACAGGAAGCTCGATCTGTCCTTCCGAACAGCCTGAAAACCGAGGTGGTCATGACCGCCGATATCAGAGAATGGCGGCATTTCTGCCGTATGCGCTGCCCCGCAGCGGCTCACCCCGATATGCGGGCCGTTGCAAATATGCTCCTGACCCTGTTGAAACAGACCTATCCAGTCTTCTTCGAGGACATTGAAGTATGAAGATTAAGAAAGCTGGCGGCAAGGTGTTTGGTGCGGTCTTAACTGCCGCCGAGAAGAAAGCGATGGAGATGGAAATCAATCGTCAGGTCGTGGAAGCCGACAGGCGGTACGCCGATGACATTGACGCTATGGTGCTTTACACCCTCCATGTTCACCTTGGTTTCGGCAAGAAGCGCCTGCGGGAATTCTATGACGCTTTCTCCGCCGAGCATGACCGCCTTATTCAGTATTATCAAATGCCGGACGATTACACATGGCTCTGTAAAGAAATGTTGAAACGTATCGGTGTTGATGTTGAAGCATGGAACCGTGAAAGGAGAGAATCTAATGAAGCTGAAAAGCATTGACGGCAAAGTGCCGTATATCATGGCTGCTGGAAAAGACTTTGTGAAAAATGAAATGTCGCTGGCGGCGGCAGAGCAGATTTGTTCCCGCGGGGTGCAGACTGCCAGCAAGCTCTTTCCCGATTTTCCCATCTGCGTAGATGACAAGTTCTATTTTGCTGGAACCTCGACAAAGCCCAAGTCCAGCAAGTCTAAGACCCCTTGCGAGGGCTGAGATTTTCGATCTTCCTGTGGTTCGTCATCATTGTCGCAGTCCTTTGCCTGAAATTACCCACGGCTGAGGTTGAAGAACCTTCTCCCGTTGTCGAGGCGGTAGAGGTAGTCACCCCGGAACCAGAGCCGGAGGTGACACCTCAGCCGTGGACAGACGAGGAAGTGATTGTACTGGCGAAAATGCTATGGGGAGAAGCCAGAGGGGTCAGCTCTGACGCTGAGAAAGCTGCTTGTGTGTGGTGTGTGCTCAACCGTGTCGATCATGGCTACGGCGATATTATAACGGTCGTGACTGCACCCAAACAATTCGTAGGGTACAATGCGAAAAATCCGATCGATGACGATTTGATTACTCTCTGTATAGATGTGTTATCCCGCTGGTATGCAGAGAGAGAAGGTCAGGTTGAGGTTGGTCGTGTCCTCCCTGCGGATTACTTATGGTTCTCTGGCGATGGCGAGAGAAACCACTTCCGCAACGCCTACCGTGGCGGTGATAGATGGGACTGGTCTTTGCCCAGCCCGTATGAAAGCTGAGGTGGCAACAATGTATGAGAATATACCCGCTGAACTTCGAGCGGAAAAGGCATGGGTCAATGTGTGGAACGGGTCGAAAGTTCCCATGCAGGCCACCGTCAGAAAGGCGGCTTCTTCATCTAACCCGGATACATGGTCAAATTACATTGACGCTGAACACAATGTCCAGCACGGCTACTATGACGGTCTTGGCTATGTATTTCATGGTAACGGGATAATCGGTATTGACATTGACGATGGCTTTACTGACGGGCTTCTGAATCCGCTGGCGGCTGACATTATCGGTCGTTGCCGCTCCTACACAGAAAAGTCCAGAAGCGGGAGAGGGGTTCACATTCTCGTTCGTGGAGAGTTGCCCTTCAAGGGCAAGAACAATCGTGCCGCCGTGGAGATTTATAAGAGCAATCGGTACTTTATCATGACCGGCGAGGTTCTGATCTTCTCCGAGATCGTTGAAAACCAGTCAGCGATTGACTATGTGGTTGAGAAGTATTTTCCCGATGTTGTTAAGGACAATAATGTCCCTACCAACGGTGCCCGAATATATTCTCCCATCTACCGCCGCCCTGAAAACGGCAAGCTGAGGTTGAAGCCCGAATACCCGCCTATCACACCGGGAAGTCGGAACCTCAGCCTGACTTCTCTGGCGGGTCAGCTCCATAACCAAGGATACACCAAAGCAGAGATTTACAAAGAGCTGTTATACGCCAACTCCCAAGCCTGCAAGCCCCCTCTCCCGCAGTCCGAGGTCGAATTAATTGTAAATTCAGTGACGAGGTATAAAAGATGACTACTGGTATCCAATGCTGTTACAAATGCCCGGACAGGCATCCGGGTTGTCACGCCAAATGTGAACGGTATCAAAAAGAACACGCGGACTACTTGCGCCGTAAGGAAATCGAAAATAATCAGCGGAAGAAAATACATAATCTCGATATCTTTGACCGCTTTAATTATTGGAGGTAAGCATGGAAAACGCGCTTGACAAATATTGTCCGCTCAATCCGAGCGAAGATCAAGCCTTGCTATGTTCTGGCGAGAAATGCGCATGGTGGGACGCCGACTCGCAGGCTTGCCTCGCTGTAGCGCTGGTAAGAGCGATTAAGAAAAGGAAGTGAGAATATGGCTGATGAAATCACAACCGTCCCCGAAGAACAGGCTCTTTTCCAACTCTCCAACGGTCGCTACATCATGGACGAAGCTCAGTCCAGAGTGATGTTTCAGATTAAGGAAGCGCAGCCTGAGCATAGCCACCCGATCAGCGGCACGGGGTATTCGTGGGACGAGTCCGGCATGGCGGAGCTGTTCTCCGAGTGCTACAAAAATGATACCCGCTACTGCCCCGAAGCGAAAAGTTGGTTCACTTACAAAGATGGTGCATGGCGCAAAGATACGGGTTCTCTGCTGGTAGCGGAAAAGATCAAGGAGTTCTGCCGCCTGATGGCTCTCTACTGTGGCGAGATCGCCAACGAAGAACGCCGCACCGAGTACATGAAGTTCATCGTGAAGATGGGCGACCGGCGCTTCCGTGACCGGCTGATGAAGGACGCTGCCAGTGTGCTTCCCATCGCTTCGGCCGAGTTTGATGCAAATCCCTACCTTATCAACTGCAAGAACGGCACTTTCGACCTCGAAAAGATGGAGTTCCGGGAGCATGACTGGCACGACTTTCTGACCATGCAGACCAACTTCAACTACACCTTGCAGGACGCACGGTGCCGCCGCTGGGAGAAGTTTATTGCTGAGGTCACTTGTAATGACGAAGACAAGGCTGACTATCTACAAAAGGCGCTGGGGTACTCTATGTTGGGTGTGGCGAATGAGGAATGTATGTTCATTCTCCACGGCAAGACCACTCGCAACGGCAAGTCCACCATGCTCTCGGCAATTCATCACCTTCTCGGTGATTATGCTTCCGTGTCCCCCGTGTCGATCATCTGCAAGGCAGAACGGTCGAAGAACGCCGAAGCAGCGAACCCCATGCTGGCTTCTCTGAAAGGTAAGCGTTTTGTCACGATGGCTGAGAGTAATCAGTATGGCAAGCTGGACGAGGAAACAATCAAGCAGCTCACGGGCGGCGAAGAAATCAAGGCTCGGAACCTCTATGAGACTGCTACAACCTTCCTGCCGCAGTTCACCCTCTGGCTCTCCTGCAACGATCTTCCTACTGTCAGCGACAAGTCCCTGTTCGCTTCCGATCGTGTGCGGGTCATTGAGTTCAACCGTCACTTCACCGAAGCGGAGCAGGACAAGAACCTGAAAAATGAGTTTCAGACGCAGGAAGCTATGCAGGGCATTTTCGCTTGGCTGGTCGCCGGATACTTCAAGTACAAGCGTTTTGGTCTGAAAATGTCTCCCGCTATGCGGAAGGTGGTCAACCAGTACGAGCGTGACAACGACCTGTGCCTGCAATTTCTCGAAGAACGGTGTGAGCAGGCCGAGGGAGTCAATATCCGCTCAAAGTCCCTTTTTGACGCTTACAAGATTTGGTGCAAGTCCAACGGGTACTTTGCCTGTTCCGCCAAACGGTTCAATGCCGACATGGAAACGCACCCTGAGTGGCACGGCGGCAAGGTCGTGTATCAGGGCTACCCCGTCTACAAGAATCTCAAACTGAAAGGAGCGTCATAATGGCACTTGTATTGACCAACGGCAAAATCAGCGTAGGCGCATACCGTATCTCCAACCGCAAGCATATTGCGCTCTGTGTTGAACAGAGAGGTGCGCTCAACATCTGCGGGTATTTTACCAGTAAGGAACAGGCTGAGTTTTGTATGCGCAAAATCGCTGAAATTTTGAGGATGGAGGTTGAGAACCCGTCTGACTACAAGGAGGAAAGCGATGAAGACTGAGAAAAAGAACCTTCGCCGTATTTCCATCGTAGTCACGGCACAGACCAAGAACAACCTTGAACGGCTGGCGGCGGTCTGCGGCTACTCAGAGATCGGTCGAGTGGTTGACAAGCTCACCCGTGAAAAGATGATCGCCCTCCACAACTTTGAAAGGAAGGAAAGGCATCATGGGTAACGAAAAATGGGGAAACTACACACAAGAGTTTGCTTTAGGGCACGACGCAGAAGAAATCAAAAATGTGCAAGCAATTCTGAATCGGCCGCGCTCCTGTACTGACTTTTCACCGGCAGCTCGGTATGCGGTGCAGCGGCTGGTAGACTACGCCAAACAGGAGCATGAGCTGCGGGAAAAAGCGGAAACCATACTCTGTGGCGAGCGGCGAAAGGCGCTGGCGTTTTCAGCTGAGGTGGCAAAGCAGGAACGCACGATCGACGACCTGCGGCAGCAGCTATCGTTTATGCAGCAGGCGATTCAGGACGCTGGGGTGTGAGCAATGGACATAGAAGAAGCGCTTCGGGCTATCCCTGCCGCCGACGTTGTGCCGGTGGTGCGGTGTAGGGATTGCAAGTATTACATGGTGAGTGCCTTGCTTGCCCCGAACAAGTTCTGTTTCCGCTTGAAACACCCGGTAGAAGACCGGCCTATCGGCTACAACTTTGCACCTGATGACTTTTGCAGCTACGGAGAAAGGGAAGAAAATGATTAACGCAAAAGGTGAAGTTATTTATACAAACGCGGAAATCGCTTACGAGCTTGGGCTTTCACCGGCAACGGTTAATGCCATTGGGAAGCGGCTGTTTGGCAATGGACGAATCCCGCATTGGACACTTAATGACGCGAAGCTGATTGTTGAGTACATCAAGTCCATTTCCGTCGAAGAAGATGCGCGAAGACTGTCCGTTCTGCATGACGCCGTACATGAAATCATGGGAGATTGCAAGCTGGATGATGCCGACACAAGAAAACGTGTAGACAAAGATATTCATCTTGTTCCGAAAGGAGGAAGCACAAAATGGTAATGACAAAGGGCGAGAGTATGCGTAAAGCACGCAACAGGGCTAAGTTGTCAGCGGCACAACTGTCGCGGATTTCAGGTGTGCCCACGACCACGATTTACGCACTGGAACGTGGCACGGCGCGAAATGGGCGAATTGATACAATCGAGCTGCTTGCAGATGCATTGCGGATTAGCATTGATGAATATATCGGACGCCGCCGTTAGGTGATAAAGGTGATAAAGGTGAGTGTTTTTGCAAAGACTTTTTTCAAATTGGCGTGTTTTGAAAAATTGTTTTTCGTATTTTAGGTGAGTTAGGTGAGTAATCGGGCATAAATGCCTATAACTCTCTCTTATACGCGCGTATATAGAAATAGTTATAGGGAAATGCACCCGATTACTCACCTTTATCACCTTGGCGACTTTGAAAGGAGAAAACGACTATGGCAGATGAAATTGTGAAAAAGCGAACTCGTCCTGATCGTAAGGAAGCCATGAGCGTTCATACAGAGCCGGGTGACAATAGAAAATATCTGGAACATTCGATGGTCATGATGGACTGGCCTGATGTGAATGTGAGAGAACCTGAACAGGTCAAAGAGCGTATGGGTATGTATTTTGCTCTATGCGCTCAGGACGATATGAAGCCTTCGGTTGCTGGTATGGCATTGGCTTTTGGAGTTGATAGAAAGACGATATGGGCATGGGCAAATGGAGTGGATAGTAAGACGCTACCCGCCGAGAGCCGTAACTTAATTAAAAAAGCGTATCAACTTTTGAACGCTCAGATGGAAAGTTATATGCAGAACGGGAAGATCAATCCGGTTGCCGGTATCTTCCTGATGAAGAACAACATGGGTTATGCGGACAAGCAAGAGGTCGTGTTGACACCCAACCAGCAACTCGGAGATCAGATTCCCGCCGAGGACTTGGAGAAGAAGTATCTCGAAGATGTGGTTGGTGCATCCGGCGACTATGACTCGGAGGACTGAGCGACATTCACGACTTTTGCGACTATGGCTTACGACTATGCCGAGCGACTTTGCGACTTTCCCGCGACTTTTGCGACTTTCGCCCGAACGACTTTACGACTTTCCGGCGAGGGTCAGCGACTTTGACAGAGCTGCCGATCTCCCCACGGGGTCGGCGGCTTTTCCTTTCCCCGGCCTGATCGGCGGCGAATTCCACCGGGGCCGCGTGGGCGCTGTCGGTGCCCCGGCCTGATCGGGGCCGCGTTTTTTTGCCCTTTATAATGTATAGCGGCCCAATTTACAAAAAATCTTGATTTTCTTTTGTGTTTACGCTTGACAAGTAAATGCAAATATGCTATCTTGTATTTACCGAAAGCAAGTAAATGCAAATCAAATCTTAAAAGGAGTGTAATAAATGAAATTCAAGACAACGCAAAAAGAAATCCGGGCGAATTACAATAAAATTATTTGTGTCCCCTATTGTGGATTGCAGACCCTTTTAAATTATGAAAGTCCGGTTGCATACACGGTACGCCGGGAAGGATGGGCGGCGGACATTTACGATATGAGCGGCGGCGTGGCTATTGTTACCGGGTATGCGCCTTTTGGGGCTATCCGCCCGTCCTATGAATTGCGGGAACGGTACGAAAAACAGGCCGAAAAAATTCGTTATGATTATAGCCTGTCTTATGACCAGCAGCGGGAAAGCCTGAAAAGCCTTGCAAGGGATTTTGTAAAGGAGGCTTGCAATCATGACTAACAGGGAATATTGCAAGGGAGTGGCCGACGAAATCGAAGAATATGCAGCCGGGAAAATGGTAGACGATGACGGAAACCAGCTCGGTTTGTATGATTATTTGGCGGATGTGCTCGATTACGAATTTACGATCGACAGCCGAAAAGAGTACAAATCCGCTAAAATTTGGGTCACGTTGGGCGGGCCAAATGTTTGGATCGATACCGCGGAACGGGCGGTAAAACTAGCATGGGGAACGGATCGTGCGGAATATCTGCTTGATTGGGACGTTTGCGACGAAATCGACGGTATTATGCAAGAAATTTATGAATGTTAAGGGGGTAGTGGATTGTGAATAAAAGGGAATACTGCGAAAATCGGAAAAGCATTGCCTATTATAGCGGCCTGAATGGGCTTGAAATCAAGGGCATTGAATACGGCATTAACGATTATATCTATTGCGTTTCGGGTGCATGGGGCGGCGGTAAAGCGTTCCACCGGTGCAAGATACAATATACCCGGAACGGAGCAGCTTTTTTCCGGGTGTATGGGTATAGAGTCCCGCTTGATGAATGTATTAGAATGGGGGTTTAACTATGGGCGCTGTCAATTATTTTACAAGTGATTATATCACTATGGGCCTCGAGCCTTATTCGGCATATGATCTTGAAAACGATCCGGATTTTATGGACGCCTTGCGAGACGAAGTCAACGAGTACGGCGGTACAATAGATGAAGCGCTTGAATCCTATATTCAAACGTCATACGAAGCGGACGAAATGAATATTGAATTCATTCTTGAAAAATATTCTTTTGACTATTTTCATGTGACGATCAAACCGGGCTATTATGAAGGCTTTACCCTTGATATCGAAAACAATTTTCCTGTTGCGTTTGACGGGTGGAAAGATAAACGTACAGCACAACGAGAAATTACAAGTCTGAAAAAATGCCTGATCGAATGTGCCGGAGTCGGAATGGTGCAATGTTCGCCGGGATGGTGTACCGGGTACAATGATTATAGAGGCACCTGCGAGGCTATAGGCGCTGCTATAAAGGTTATGCGGGATGAGGTAAATAGTACTCCTACATGGACGCAATATGAGCGTGCAAACGCGTGAGGTGGTGCGGGCGTGTATATTATTCTCTTGCTGCTTTTCCTGCCGGTGCAGATTTTAATTGACATACTAAAATTGAATAAGTGAATGCCGCCCCGGTGCTATCCGGGGCGGTTATTTTTTGCGCTTTTCCGGCCCGATCGGGGCGGCGCAAATGGGTGATGGGGCCGGGGGATATGCCAGCAGCAGCGGCGGGGGGGTGAGCTGAAAAATACCCGCAAAAAATAAAAAGGCTTATTTACACTTACCTATTGACAATTACATTTACTTATGCTATCTTATACGCAAGAGGTGATTTCCATGATGACATTCAAAAACGCAATCGGCTATATCCGAGTCTCCACCGAGCGACAGGCCGATGATGACAAATACGGTATCGAGGTTCAGAAGCAGGCCATTCTTCTCTACGCCAACGACAACGGCTATAACATCGTAGATTGGAAGGTCGATGAAATCAGCGGTACGAAAGATGACCGTCCCGGTCTGAACGAAATCCTTTATGGGGACGATGTGACCAATCCTCCCTATGAAGCGGTAATCGTATTCAAAAATGACCGTGTGGCTCGTGATACCAAGCTGTACTTCTACTACCTGTATGTGTTGGAAAAGAAGAACATCAAACTTCTGAGTACACAGGAGAGCTTCGCAGAGGGCAGTGAGTTTGCCAACATCTACCGTGCGCTGCTTCAATTCGTGGCAGAGCAGGAGAGAAAGAACATCGCTCTGCGAACCGGCAAGGGGCGTTCCATCAAGGCATCCTGCGGTGGGTACAGCGGTGGTCGCCGTCCCTACGGTTACAAGGTGGTTGATGGTGTTCTCACCATTGACGAGCAGGAAGCTCCTATCGTAAAGTTCATCTTCGAGAAGCACGAGGACGGCGTTTCCATGCTGGGTATCACGGAGCTGCTGGAAAAGGCGGGATACCAGACCCGATCTGGCAAGCGGTTTCAGGTCTCCACCATCAAGAGTATTCTCGGCAATCGTCCTCTGTACGAAGGTATGTATAAATACGGGAACATGAATTGGGTCAAGGGCGTTCACGAGCCGATTTTGAAGGGAGCTGGTGATGAATGAAGGCAAAGAAGAAAAGGCGTTGGCTTTGGATTGTCGTAATTATTATCGCAATTAGTTCGATAATCGCCATCTTCGGGCAAGACGATGGCCCAGCGGGGAATAGCGATTCCAAGATTGAAGTTACTCCTACACCAGAGTCTCTAACGAACGAAGTGGGTACGGCCACCTTCGATGAGATTTATAGAGCCTATAAAGATAACGAGCTGGTGGCGGATGATATGTATAAGCATAATCGTTATCAAATTACAGCCAAGATCGATGGGATGACGAACGACGGCCTATTTAATCTTACTGGTGGAGCAACCCTGACTCTTGAAACTAAAGTTGATAACACTATTGTTGTTTTCTATGCTGAGTTCGAGAAAGATCAAGAAGATAATCTCAAAACCGTAAAAGTCGGAGACACGATTACCTTTATTGGGGAATGTCTTAGCGCGGGATCGTGGTCAGATTGTGAGATGATAGCCCAATGAAATATTTTTTTAAGTTTATTGGTTTTATGATTGAAGTGATATTTGTCCTCTTGGTCTTAGCGTTCATCATTCCCAAAATTTTATAATCGGCTTCTGCAAAGGCAGGAGTGACAGCCATGACGGGCTATCTGTGTAGAAATGCACGGGTAGCCCGTTTTTTTGTTGGAAAGGAAATGCACATGAATTATGAAAAACTCTCCGGCTCTATCCGAGCCGTGATTGACCGCCGACCGGGAGATAACGGAGCGTACAGCGACCTCTTTTCTCTGTGCCGGGAGTGGGAAACCGAGGATTTCTCGGCAGCGCATAAGGTGAACAAGGAGCTGCTGGCGCTTTCCGCAGATCAGGTAGTCCGTGGCGGCGGAGCGAAGTTCTATGAACAGTGGCGGCGGTGTCTTCTCTTTGAAGCACCCCATGATTTTGACTCCTTCATGACCTATATCGAACTCGACCGCAAGCCGGAAAAGCGGTTCTATGCCCCCCGTAAACACTATCTCAGGCCGATGGTACAGGGGTTTCAAGATGTTCTGGATGGGAAGCTGCGCCTTTTGACGATCTCCATGCCGAAACGAGCGGGTAAGTCACAAACAGGCATCAATTTTGTGAATATGCTCTCCGGCAAGTTTCCTGACGGCTCGACCCTGATGGAAGGGACAGGCGATGACCTTGTAAAGAGCTTCTACAACGGCTGTCTGGAATACTTGACCGTTCCAAATGAATATCTGTTCTACGATGTATTCCCGGACGCACGGCTGGTGCAGACCAACGCCGACACGAAGACGGTGAACCTGAAAAGCAAGTCTCGTTTCCCCACCATCATGTGTCGTTCCATTGACGCTCGGCAGGTGGGCTTGTCCGAAGCCACCAATGTCCTCTACCTTGATGACTGCGTAGAAGGTCGTGAGGAAGCGAAGAACCGCCAGCGGCTTGATGATAAGTGGGAAGTGATCTCTGGCGATATCATGGGTCGTGCCATTGAAGGTACGCCGATGGTCTTTACCGGTACCCGGTATTCTCTGTATGACCCTATCGGTCGTGTGCAGGAACACGCTCAGCGGGAGGGCTGGGCTTGGAGAGCGATTGAGATACCCGCGCTCGATCTCGTGACGGACGAGAGCAATTATGAGTATGAGCGAGAGGGCAAGAAGGTCTTTACCACCGCCTATTTTCGGGAGCAGCGGGAGCTTCTGAGCGCAGAGCAGTTTGAAAGCGAGTTCCAGCAGCAGCCCTTTGAGGCGAAGGGTCTGCTGTTCAACAAGGAAGAGCTGAACTATTTCTTTGAGCTACCGAAAGACCGTGATCCGGATACCATCATCGCCGTTGGCGATACGGCGGAAAGCGGCTCAGACTCAACCTCCATGCCGGTGGCGAAGATTTACGGCAGCGATGTGTATATCGTCGATGTTGTCTTTGATGACTCCCCCGCTGAGGTGACGAAGCCGGAATGCGCCAAGTGCCTGATTGAAAATAAAGTTGCTTCTGCGGTTTTTGAGTCCAACAACGCCGGTCAATATTATGCCAGAGATGTTGACCAGATCATTCGTGAGCGCGGGTACTCTGTTGGTATCCGCACGAAGCGCACGATCTCCAATAAGCAGACTCGTATCGAGTTCGCTTCGGACAATATCAAGAAGAACTTCTACTTCAAGCACCCTTCTACCTACAAGCGGGGCAGTCAGTATTGGAACTTCATGAAGGAAGTGACCACATACACCCGCTCCGGTAAGGTTCCGCACGATGACGCTCCTGACTCCCTCTCCCTATTGGAGAACGAAATCCGTATGCTGTCCGGTGGTAAGGTGGAGGTTTTCAAACGGCCTATTTGAGTCCTTTACTTTCGTTGTGGCGAATGGTATAATTAAAAGTTTACTATTGACAAGCATTGGAGAGTTTGATACAATGATAAGAGAGAAAATGGGTAGAGGGGAGGTATTCTGCCTTGGGTCATTTCGGTCGTAAGAAAATCTTTACTGATGTGACAGAGATCACACGGGACAATGTTCTGGAAGTGTTGAGAAAGGCGCTTATCACGCATTGGTCGAACAAGGCGGATATGGAGTACCTCTACGCTTACTACAAGGGTAGACAGCCGGTGCTGAACCGCAAGAAGGAAGTTCGCCCGGAAATTAAAAATACGGTGGTCGAGAACCGTGCCAATGAGATCGTGTCCTTCAAAGTTGGCTACCTGATGGGCGAACCTATTCAGTATGTCAGCCGAAGTGACAACAAGTCAGTTGCCGATAAAATCACTACTTTGAACGGCTACTGTCTTTCCGAAGATAAGGCCGCAAAGGATAAGGAACTGGCGGATTGGTTCCACATCTGCGGCACAGCATACCGCATGGTGCTTCCTGACAGCGTGTTTGAGAAGGAAAGCGATGAAGCTCCTTTCGAGATTTACACTCTCGACCCTCGGTTTGCTTTCGTGGTGTATGCCAATTCCATCGGTGAACCGCCCGTAATGGGTGTGAAGTACATTCAGCGGTCGGACGGTGCGGTGATTTACAGCATTTATACGAAAGACCGCTATTTCGAGGTTGAAAACCAGAGTATGATCGTCCGGGAAGAAGCTCAGTCGCTTGGTATTCCCATCATCGAATACCCGGCGAACAACGCCCGGTTGGGTGCTTTCGAGATCGTCCTTCCCTTGCTGGACGCTATCAATACGGTGGACAGCAACCGTCTTGACGGTGTGGAGCAGTTTGTACAGGCACTCATGCTGTTTCATAATGTGGACATTTCCGGGGATGATTTCTCCAAGTTGCGGGACGAGGGCGCGATCAAGTTCAAGGACATTGACCCGCAGTATAAAGCAGAGATCAAGTATCTGACCTCGGAACTGAACCAGAGCCAGACACAAACGCTGGTCGATCACCTCTATAACACGGTGTTGACGATCTGCGGTATGCCGAACCGCAATGGTGGTACTTCCACCAGCGATACCGGCTCTGCGGTCATCATGCGTGACGGTTGGTCGGCGGCGGAAGCCAGAGCAAAAGACTCCGAGTTGATGTTCAAGCTCTCCGAAAAAGAGTTCTTGAAGCTGGTTCTGCACATCTGTTCCGATCTGAGTGATCTGGAATTGAAGCTATCGAACGTAGAGGTTCGCTTTACTCGCCGCAATTATGAGAATATCGCTCAGAAAGCAACAGTATTGACTACTATGCTTGCTAATCCGAAGATTGCCCCTGTTCTGGCCTTTACACATTCGGGTATGTTCAGCGACCCACAGCTCGCGTACCGTATGAGTATGGATTACGCTGAGGAACAGGAGAAAAAGGCCGCTGAACTCGCAACCAAGCCGAAGGAGGTTAATCCTGATGGAGAAGGAAATCCGCCTGACCCCGGCGGCGGTCAGAAAGATTGAAGAAATCTTGACTACGGGAAAGACCGTTGAGATCGCACAGCGGAACGAGAAAGTGGTTGTGTGGGCGGTCAGCAGTAAAAAGAAATATGAACAGCCTATCGCATAGGCGATAGGGACAGCCATTACGGGCTACTGATACCGAAAAGGTATTGGTAGCCCTTTTTCTTTTGGTTTAATCGCCGTAAGGCGTTGAATAGGCAGAGAAGCCTTAAATCACAAAACGGAGAGAACCGTAAACACAAAGGTATAGTGCGGAGATGCACTCTAAAAAGCGCAGAAAGGAACAATTTTATGGCAAAGATTGATGTTTCCACCATTGAGGGCTTTGCGAATATGACCGCAGAGCAGAAAGCGGAAGCCCTCGCAAACTATGACTTTCCCGACCCTGATTATACCGGCTATGTGAAGAAAGATGTCTTTGACAAGACTGCTTCCGAGCTTGCATCTTGGAAAAAGAAGCACAACGAGCTGCTTTCTGAGGAAGAACGCAAGAAGCTGGAAAATGAGCAGATGTTCGAGGAAATGAAGAACAAACTGGCGGGATTGGAAAAGGAGAAGACCGTTTCCAGTTACAAGGCGAGTTTCGCCGCACAGGGTTATCCTGAGCCGCTGGCAACCGAAGCCGCTACCGCTATGGCAAATGGTGAAATGGATAAGGTCTTTGCTGCACAGAAGAAGTTTCTGGAACAGTATGAGAAAGATGTAAAAGCCAAGGTTCTGAAAGACACCCCCAAGCCTCCTGCCGGTGGTAAGGGCGGCGAGATGACCAAGGCTGATTTTCTGAAACTCGACACCAAAGCCCAGTTGGAGTTCATCAAGGAACATTCTGACTGGCAGACAATTTTGAAGTAATTATGGAGGTATAACATTATGGCTTCTTATCTCGGCTTCCCGTTTGACCCTGAGCTGTTTAACTACAACTGGGCAAACGCAAAAGACCCCACCCTGACCGCTATGTTTGAGAGTGGCGCTGTCGCCCCGAATGCAGAACTGGCGCGGCTGATCGCCAACGGCTCTGACTTCTACACCCTGCCCTTCTACAAGGTCATCGGCGGTACTCCTGAGAACTACGATGGCGCAACCGATATCACCCTGACCGACCCCGCTGGCGGCGCTCAGAACGGCATTGTGTTCGGTCGTGCGCATGGCTGGAAAGAGAAAGACTTCATCGTTGACTACAACAGCGGTGCAGACCCCATGCAGCAGATCGTGGCTCAGGTGTCTAAGTATTGGCAGAAGCAGCGCCAGTCCATCATGCTGAAAATCCTCAATGCGGTCTTTGGCGTGACTGGCAGCGGTGAGTTTGCAGGTTGGGCGAACCACATCACCGACCTGTCTTCCGCTTCTACCACCGTTGGTGACGCAAACAAGATGGGTGCAACCACTATCGGTGACGCTATCCAGAAGGCCGTGGGCGACAATCAGGACGCTTTCCAGCTTGTGTTTATGCACAGCAAGGTCGCCACTAACATGGCTGGCCTGAAACTGCTTGACTTCCTCAAGTACACGGACGCAAACGGCGTTGAACGCCCCCTGCGTATCGGCTCGCTGAACGGCATGACCGTTATCGTGGACGATGGCTGTCCCACCACCGCAGCGAATTCTTCCAAGGCGGCGACCTATACCACCTATGTTCTTGGTCTTGGCGCTATTCAGTACGCCCCTGCCCCTGTGAAGGTTCCTTCCGAACTGACTCGTAACGCTCTTACGGGCGGCGGCTATAACGCTCTGGTGACTCGTATCCGTGAAACCATTCACCCCAACGGTTTCAGCTTTACCAAGCCCACTTCCGGCTACACCGCTTCTCCCACGGACGCTCAGCTTGCGGCTTCCAACAACTGGTCTATCGTGGCTGACCCCAAGACGATTGCGCTGGCGAAGATCATCACCAACGGCTAAGGAGGTTCACCATGTTCTATGTTTCTGACGGGAAAGTGTATGTACGGGAGGGAGATCACTTCCGTAATGTAGGCTTTACCGCAAAGGACAAGGTGATTACTCGGCGTGAACTGGAAAGTACCTCTGTGGTGATGGGTACGGTGGTTGTTGATACCCTCGACAACCCCGTAACCCTCACCCGTGAGGAAATCATTACCAAGTTCAATCTGTCCGAGGAAAATCCCATCCCCGTTATCAAGAAGCCCCGTAAGAAAGCTGAGGAACCCGCTGAATGACAGGAGGTGGAAAGCATGACGGACGCTGAAAAGTTGAAAATGGTGAAAGCCATGACCGGCGAGACAGACGAGAGCATTCTTTCCACCTACCTCTCGATTGCTGGCGACAAGATATGCCGCAAAGCATATCCATATGACCCGGATGCGCGGCTTGTCCCCTACCGGTACGGTTTTGTACAGGTGGAGATTGCTGTGTATCTGCTGAACAAACGGGGTGCCGAAGGCCAGACCGCTCATAGCGAGAATGGCATCTCCCGTTCCTACGAAGACGGAGATGTGCCGCCTGCGCTGCTGAGGGACATCGTTCCCTTTGCTTCCGTAATGGGAGGTTGAGCATGAAGACGCTGAACCGCAACAAATCGCCCTTCTGGTATATGCTGTATGACCATAAAGTTTCTGCCAAGGATGAGTATGGTAACGAGACTGGTGAGGAAATCGTGTTCTACAAGCCTGCTGTGGCGATGAGCGCCAATATCTCGGCGGCAACCGGCTCCGCTCAGGTGGAGCAGTTCGGTAATTTCGCAGGGTACGACAAGGTGATCGTTACCGATGACCTGAGCTGCCCCATTGACGAGAATACCGTGCTGTTCATCGACAAGAAGCCTCAGTATGACGAGGACGGCAAACCGCTCTACGATTACATGGTTCGGCGGGTCGCCAAGTCCCTCAATTCCATTTCCTATGCGGTCAGTAAGGTAACGGTATCGTGAAAAAAGTTTCAATCACGCTCTCTGGCAGAGAGATCGACCGCCTGTTGCGGGAGGTCGAGGACTGGAAAAATTGGCTACAAGGGCGTACTACGGTATTCCTCGACCGGGTAGCACAAGAGGGTATGGAGATTGCTTCCGCCAAGTTCTCGCAGGCCGTTTATGACGGCACGAATGATGTTTCCGTGACGGTAGAATCCCGTGGGAACAATGTCCGAGCGGTGGTGGCGACAGGAGGGGCTACCCTGTTTATCGAGTTCGGTACAGGTGTGACCTACCCGGACGATCACCCAGAAGCGGAAGAACTCGGCATGAAGCGTGGTGAATACGGTCAGGGTCACGGCAAGCAACACTCTTGGGGTTATTACGGCGACCCCGGCACGAACGGTGTACTGAAAGAAAAGAAGAACGGCGGGTTCGTGGTCATCACCCACGGCAACCCCGCCAATATGCCGATGTACGAAACGGTAAAGGAGCTGCAAGACCGGCTCACGGAAATTGCGAAGGAGGTGTTTTCATGATTGATGTGGAGAGTCAAATCTACACGCCGATTGTGGAAGCCCTGAGAGCGCAGTTTCCCGGTATCTTGGTCAGCGGCGAGTATGTCAATGCTCCCACCCGTTTCCCCTATGTGAGCTTGGTAGAGCAGGATAACTACACCACAGAAGCTCACATGGACAGCGGAGATACGGAGAGGTTCTCCACGCTGATGTACGAGGTGAATGTCTACTCCGATAAGGCAGGCAGCAAGAAATCTGTTTGCCGAAAGATCATGAGGTTTGTGGACGATCTCATGTACGCCAAAAATTTCAGGCGTATTTCTCTGTCCCCTGTTCCCAATTTGGAGAACGCAACAATCTACCGTCTGGTGGCTCGGTACAAAGCCGAAACAGATGGAACTACTCTTTACAGGAGGTAAATGAAAATGGCTATTTCGACCTATAAAACCTTTCTGATGAAGAAAGGTGATTCCGGCGAGACTTGGAGCAAGCTGATCGACATCAAGGAGTTTCCCGACCTCGGCGGTGAGCCTGAAATGCTGGAAACCACCACTCTGAGTGATGACATGCAGACTTACATCGCTGGTATCCAGTCTCTTGACGGCCTGTCCTTCACCGCGAACTACACACTGACTGATTTCCAGACTCTTAAAGCTCTCGAAGGTAAGAAAGCCAGTTATGCAGTTTGGTTTGGCGGCACGGAGAGCTCCGGTACGGTCACTCCCGATGGCTCTAACGGTAAGTTTTCCTTTGACGGTGAGCTGTCCGTATACCCCGTAGGGGCTGGTGTAAACGAAGTGGTAGATATGAACATCACCATTGCCCCGTCTACCCCCATCACTTTTTCGGCGACCTGAGACACCACTAAACGCCATATTGACAAGGAGGATTCGTCATGGCAAAGCAGTTGACCATCAATGACCCTACTACCGGCGTCACCTACACGCTGGAATACACCCGCAAGTCCGTCGAGATGATGGAGAAAAGCGGCTTTGTTGCCGAAGAAGTGGAGCGCAAACCGATGACTATGCTCCCGGCACTGTTTGCCGGTGCGTTTCTCGCTCACCATCGCTTTGTGAAGCGTGATGTGATCGACAACATTTATGCTCGTCTGACTCATAAGGACGAGCTGATCTCCGCTTTGGTGGAGATGTATAACGAACCTCTGCTGAGTCTTCTGGATGACCCGGAGCAGCAGGAGGATAACGAGGGAAACCTGAGCTGGAAAGCCGGTTGGTAAGCGACCGCCTTTCCGATAACGAGGGGGGCGGCGGCGATCAACGCCCAGCCGCCCTTTTTGCTTACACCGAAAAATTCTACGAAGTCTTTCCGTATTACCTCGCCATTGGTATGTCCTATGAACAATTTTGGGAGCAGGACTGTGATTTGGTGAAATATTACCGAAAGGCGGCACGAATTAAGCAAGATTTGCAAAATCAAGAGGCGTGGCTTCAAGGTGCATATGTTTATGAGGCTCTCATTGATGCGTCTCCGGTTTTTCATTCTCTTGCGAAAAAAGGAACGAAACCTGTTCCATATCGTGATAGCCCGTATGAACTGTTCGGGCAGTCGGATACCAAGAAACGAAAAACCATCCAAGAGGAACATGACGAAAAGGCGAAAGCCTACATGGAAGCCTTTATGGTGTCGATCAATAAAAAATTTCAAGCGAAAGGCGGTGACATGAATGGCTGACAATGTGGAGATTCAGGGGTTGGAGTTTCAGATCGTCAATGACAGTACGCAGGCGGTCGCAGGGCTTCAAAACCTGATTAACACGCTCAATCGTTTGAAAACCGCTACCAACAGCGGCGCAACGGGTCTGAGCAAGACCGCTCAGGGCATTCGGGAGCTTTCCAATTCTCTGAAAGGCTTGAACAGCGGTGACGCTTCGCAGAAGATCACCCGGCTTGCCAATGCGCTGACCGCTCTGAGCCGAGTTGGAAATGTGAAGATTTCCTCATCCATTGCCAATCAGCTTACGGCAATCAACACCGCTCTTGCTGGCCTAAAATGGACGGACGGCGACAAGCTGACTTCCCTTGCCAACGGTTTACGCCCTCTTTCCGAGTTGGGCAAGGCCAACATGACCACCTTTATCAATCAGCTTTCCAAGCTGCCGAAGGTGATCGAGGATTTGAAAAAGGCGGATATTGACAAGTTCACGCAGCAGATGACCGCTCTTGCCACCGCCATGAAGCCTTTTGCTGATGAAATGCAGAAGGTGTCCAATGGCTTCTCGGCGTTTCCATCCAAAATCCAAAAGCTGATTACCAGCACGGAAAAATACAACGCTTCGGCTAGTAAGGCGACCTCCACTACCGGGAAGTTCACGAGCGGATTGAAAGCGTTGAACGTTGCTGCTGCCGCAGTCGCTTTCCGCAAAATCAGTCATTTCATCGCACAGGCGGTCACGGAGTCCAACAAGTACCAAGAAGACCTGAACCTGTTCACGGTCGCCTTGGGCCAGTATGCAGCCGAAGCTCAGAACTACGCTGAAAAGGTGTCCGAGGTTTTGGGTATTGACCCGGCGCAGTGGCTTCGCAATCAGGGCGTTTTCAACACGTTGCTGACCGGCTTCGGCGACACGGCGGAACGAGCGCAGCTCATGAGCCGAAACCTGACGCAGTTGGGTTATGACCTTTCTTCTTTCTTCAACATTTCCATTGAAGACGCTATGCAGAAGTTACAGTCCGGTATTTCCGGTGAGCTGGAACCTCTGCGGCGCTTGGGCTACGATTTGTCGCAGGCACGATTGGAACAGACCGCTTTGAACCTTGGTATCAAGGAAAGCGTTGCAAACATGACGCAGGCGGAAAAGGCCGAGCTGAGATACTACGCCGTTATGACTCAGGTAACGACCGCTCAAGGCGATATGGCGAGAACACTGCAAGCTCCCGCAAACCAGCTTCGTATCTTACAGGCGCAGATTACACAGGCATCGCGGGCAATCGGCAATATCTTCATTCCGGCTCTAAACGCCATCCTTCCTTATGCGATTGCCGTAGTTAAAGCTATTCGAGAGATTGCAAACGCTATCGCAAATCTTTTCGGTTTTACTTTGACCGATGTTGACTATTCAGGCGTTGGGAAACTCGCATCCGGCACGGGAGCGGTGGCAGATAATCTCGGAAGCGCTGCCGGGTCAGCTAAAGAGCTGAAGAAATACATCGCCGGATTTGACGAGTTGAATGTACTTCCCTCGAACAGCAATGCCGGATCGGGCGGAGGTGCTGGCGGTGCTGGCGGGGGTGGATTTGACTTCGATCTCCCCACTTATGACTTTCTCGGTGATGCGGTAGAAACCCGTGTTGATGAGATCAAAGATAAACTAAAACCACTTTTGGTGATCGCTCTGGCAATCGGAGCGGCATTCGCGGGTTGGAAAATCGGGAAAAGTGTTACTGCCGCAATCGCTACGTTGAAAGCGGGGTTTGCCACGTTTGCTAGTTCGGGCGCAGGCCAAGCGATCCTTTCGAAACTCGCAAGTTGTGTCGCGGGAGTTGTCTTGCAATTTAACGCGGCTGGCGGCGGAGTAAAGGGATTTTTGTCTGTACTTGGGATGGTTGCCAAGGTCGCTGCTCCCGCTGTTGCGATTTTGGTAGTAGTCATTGCTACTCTCAAGGTTCTTATCGAGAGATGGAACGACATTAAATCGGCAGTGGCAAACACCTTCGGAAAGCTGAAAGTTGGAGAGCGCTTGCAGGCGCTCAACGACAAACTGAATCAGTTAGGTGAAAAACTCGGTTGGGTTGACGGCTTTTGGAATGGCCTGAAATCTACTATCGGTAGCCTCATGAATTTCATCGGCGAAGTAGTAATTACAGTTGTCGGAAGTTCTTTGATCGGGCTATTTAACGGTCTGGTTGGTGTGCTGGGCGGCGTAGTCACTGCGATGACCGGTGTCGTTGAAATATTCACGGGATTCGCACAATTTTTGAAGGGTGTATTTACTGGTGATTTGGATTTGGTTAAGAAATCCTTCGCCACTTTCGGTTCCGGTATTTCCAAAATCTTTTCAGGTGTGATCGATGGACTTGTAAAGGGATTCACGGGTTGGGTTTCCGGTGTCATCGAGGGAGTCACAAATCTGGGCGGTACTCTTATTGGAACTCTGATTCCCAACATTGTCAACGGTGTTGCTACCTTTTTTAGCAATCTTTGCTCGGACATCGCTCGGTTCTTCACGAATGCTTGGAATTCCATTTGCGCACTGTGGTCAACCGTAGGTAATTGGTTTAACACCAAAGTAATCACTCCGGTCGATACTTTCTTCTCAACGCTCGGAACTAAAATCGCTACTTCTTTTACGACCTCATGGACGAAGGTTAAGGCTGAGTGGGGCGTTGTGACGGATTGGTTTAAAAGCAAAATCATTGCCCCCGTGCAAACAGCATTCGAGTCGATGTGTTCATCGGTCGGTGGATTTTTCGTTTCGCTTTGGGACAGAATCGCTGGCGTATTCGCGGGAGTCGGCGGGTGGTTCCAGTCGAATGTGGTTGACGCTATCAATTCAGCCTTTAGAGCGTTGGTAAATGGCGCGATTAGTTTGCTGGAACGAATGCTAAACGGTATTATCCGGCCGCTGAATAACTTCATCGGGAAAGTCAATTCAGTGCTGAGTATCGTTGGCGGAGGTATTAGTACCATCTCTTATGTCAGTATCCCAAGATTGGCTAATGGCGGTTTTGTGGATGAAGGGCAGCTCTTTATCGCGCGTGAAGCAGGGGCTGAGATGGTTGGACGTATTGGAAGAAAGACGGCTGTAGCAAACAACGATCAGATTGTTGAATCTGTATCGCAAGGTGTGTACGAGGCAGTGCAGAGAGCAAGCGGTGAAACGAATTCGAGCAACAGTCGCCCGATCACTGTAATTGTGCAGATGAACGGTAAAGAATTGTTTAGGCAAATGGTTGACGAAAACAATGCCGCCATCCGCGCAACCGGATTTAGCCCACTGTTGGCGTAAGGAGAAATTATGGCAATTCTTACAATCACAAAGGCAGACGGGACTTCTGTCCCTCTGCCTGACCCTGCTCAGTTGTCATGGAGCATCCAAGACATTGACGCTGACGGGACAGGTCGAAATCAGAATGGCGACCTATTTCGAGATCGAGTTGCAATAAAGAGGAAACTAACTCTCTCGTGGCCTCCAATGACAGCGGCGGATATGTCCACTTTGCTGAGTGCCGTCACGGATACCTTTTTCACGGTTTCATATCCCGATGCGCTGACCGGAGAAACTCGAAGCATGACTGCTTATGTGGGCGACCGGACTGCTCCTATGTATAGTCTCATCAACGGGGTCTATCTGTGGAATAGTCTATCCATGAATTTTATTGAAAGGTGAAGCACCATGTACACTGTGACAGAATCTTTCCATGAAGCGTGTAAATCGCCGGGAAGAAGTATTACTAGTAAAATCACATTTAACGGTGTCAGTGAGCTTGCCGCTTCTGAAATTCAGGAAATCGTTGTTACTGAACAGTGCGGATCATCGGACGGTGTAACGATCGGAGCGTCTTTTTCCTCGCAATGCAAAGTGACGATTTATAAGCAGACTCCCGCGCTCCCCCTAAACGGTGCGTATTTCGCCCCTTCTGTCGGAGTCATTCTCCCCGGAGACGGCGGAACTGTATACGTCCCGAAAGGCGTATTTTACGTTTCCTCTGACGGCGTAGAGAATAGCGGCAACCTGTGTCTAACGATCACCGGTTATGACCGTATGGCGACACTGACTGACGAATATACCCCCACCATCAATTTTCCGGCCACTCCGAACGCGATGCTGACCGATATCTGTCTACAGGCAAACATCACTGCTCCGGAAGTTGCTTTCCCGGAGATGGTAATTTCCAATTCTTACTCAGGTACAATCCGTCAGCAATTAGGATGGTTGGCAGGGCTAATTGGTGCGAATGCGAAATTTGACGCGACAGGTCAGTTGGTTTTTCGCAAATATTCCGAGGGTATTACCATAGGGCCTGACGCACAATATCAGAATGGTTTAAAAAAGACAGCCGCCGATCGTTTCACAATTCAGGCGCTTGTCACCGGCACGGAAGATAATCCGATTACTGTCGGGACGGGAACTAGCATTTCGGCAACAAATCCATATATGACGGAAGCGGTTGCCGCCTCGGTGCTTGAACAGATAAAAAGTCTGACTCTGATGCCGCTGGAAGTAAAGTGGCGTGGAGATCCGTCCGTTGAAGCCGGTGACATTATACACGTTATCGACAGTACAGACCTTGACGGAGGCGGTCTGCCCGTTTTGGTGATGTCGCAGGAGTTGCGAGTTAAAGGCGGCATGAGTGCTACCACTATTTGTTACGGCTCGCCAGATTCAAACTATACTGTCGAGAACCCCATCATCCAAAAAGTTAAACGCGAGTATGCGGGGCTTGCAAAAGCAATGCAGGACGCGACCGAGCGCATCATTGGTGCAAAGGGCGGATATTGGGAAGTCCTCTATGATGAAAATGGATATCCTACTGGGTGGATGGTACGTGATACCCCAACTGTTGAGAATAATACCCGCCTGTGGCTGATGAATATCAACGGGCTTGGATACTCCAAAGACGGAGGGAAGACGATTAGCGGCGTAGCGTTGACGATGGACGGGCAAATCAATGCAAATGCTATTACCACCGGCCAAATGTCGGCAGAGCGCGTTACTGTGAACGGGCAAACCCTCTCCGATTTTATTGATATCGGGATGGATGATGACGGGCATCCGGTTTTGAGAATCGGCTCATCGGTATCTGAAATTACGCTCAAGGAATACAACGACAAAATTGGCTTCTATGACGCGAACGGAATGCTCTTGGCATACTGGAATAATAACAGTTTCGAACTGGTAGAGTTGTCGAGATTCAGGCTTGGCCCGATGAGTATCGTTGTGCAGCCGAACCAATCTGTTAGTTTTGTGGGGGTGAGTTGATGGCGGTTTATCAAAGCCTAACACTATCTCAAATCAGCCAAAATATTCAGAATAATACGTCTCAGGTAAGAATCTTGTGGGAATCTACGCAGACTGGTGCAAGTCATAATGATAATTCCAGAACCGCGTACTACGACGTATCCGTTAACGGTGGCGAAGTAACACAATACAGCGTCACCTACACCTTACCTGCAAATTCAACTAAAACGATTCTCGACACGATAATTACTGTACCGCACAATAATGACGGTACAGGCACGGTTAGAGTCAGAACGTGGATGGATACCAGAATCAGCGCGGGCGTAGTTGAAAAATCTCAAACGTTGAATCTAAGTACAATTCCTCGTGCAACGACGCCCGTTATAGCCCCTCTGGTAATGGGGCAAGAGGGTACAATTACACTTGATCCCGCGAGTAACGATTTTACTCACACGATTACTTATAATTTCGGAACACAGTACCACGGCACGATTGCGATTAAAACCGCAGAGCGCTCGATCAAGTGGACACCCCCAAAGTCACTTGCGAATGTGCTTACCAGTGCGGAAGCCGGTAAGATACATTTTAGATGCACTACGTATAACGGAGATACCGTCATCGGGTCTACTGATGTGTGGACGAAAATTACTGTTTCTCCCGATACAGTGCCAACCGTGTCTGTTAGTTTGTCGGATGCGGCTGGATATAAAAATACTTATGGTTGGGTCCAAAACAAAAGCCGAGTGAAAGCGAGTATAACTGCGGCTGGCGTGATGGGGAGTAAGATCATCGACACCGTGATGACCGTGAACGGGAAAGTTGTTGACGCTAACGCGGAAAACAGTCTGCCCGATAGCGGAAACATCCCCGTAAAGGTTGTCGTGACAGATTCTCGAAAGCGTACTGCAACATATAATGCTAATCTTTCCGTAGCCGCGTATACCGCCCCATCTATCAACAATTTGATTTATACCAGAGGGAGTTATACCAATAATGTCTGGAAAGAAAACATAAGTGGAGCAGACATCAAAGTTACGTTTACATTAACGATGACTCTGGCGGCTAACAAAGCAGACCTTACGGTGCAAGTTGATGGTGCGATAAACAAAATCGTATCCAACCAAACCTCAGGAACAAAAACCATTTATCTCACCGGCATCGGGACAGATACCACACGAAAATTATCCGTAAGTGCGCTTGATGCGTTGGGCACCAAATCTTCTAAAGAGATCGTTATCGCCACTGTAGAAGTACCTCTCAATCTTAATTTTTCGCTGCCGGGAGTGTGTTTCGGAGGCATTGCCGAAAAGGAAAAGATTGTCCAGTCGAAATGGCCGATAGAGGTGGAGGGTAAAGTCAATGCCACAGATTTGCAGATAAATGGGACTTCTGTATCTGATTTAATTGAACAATCTGGTGGGTCTGGAATCATTGTCGATAACGAATTGTCCAGCACGTCAACGAACCCTGTTCAGAACAAGGTCATCAAGGCCGCTCTAGATAATATGTCGAGCAATGTTGATTTTGTTGAAATAACAGCAGAAGAGATGCAAGCGATTTGGAACGCAAACTGAAAAAGGAGCGATGATATGAGTGACGAAGTGAAATACACGGGGCCTACCACCCTTGCCAAAAACACAGCTTTGGTTAAAGCCGAGCTTGGAAAAAAGCTGGATAAGACCGGCGGCACGCTGACCGGCGATTTGACCATATCCGGCGCTTGGTTAAATGTTAAGTCAACTGACACGGGCGACGGAAATATATCAGTTGACGGATCGCTGGTTGCCGGGAGAGGCGTCTCCGTGCTCAATGGCGGCAAATCCGTATCGCTGGTATGCACTGGAGACAATGCCGCAAAAATCGCTGGCTCAGGCAACAACTGCGCCCGTCTCGCTGTCGGAACGCCGGCCGGAGACAACGATGCAGCAACCAAAGCCTATGTGGATGAAGGGCTGACCAAAAAGGCCAGCACCGACATCGCCACGCCCACAGCGCCCGGCCTAATGTCGGCAATCGACAAATCCAAACTAAACGGAATCGAAATAGGAGCAAACAAGACGGTTGTGGACGCGGAGCTGTATGCGTACAGCACGAATCCAGTCCAGAACAAGGTTGTCAAGGCGGAACTGGACAAAAAGGCCGGGAAGGACGTTGCCACGGCGGACGCTGATGGCCTGATGTCCGCCGAGGATAAGGTCAAGCTGGACGGCATTGAGGACGGCGCGACCAAGACCATTGTCGACGACGTCATGTCGGACACATCTACCAACCCTGTGCAGAACAAGGTGGTCAAGAAGTATATCGACGACCATGATTTTCTGCCGGAACCGATACCTAACGGGAACGCCGTACAGGCGCTTGTCGTTGACAGAGCTAGTAGGACGTATAAGTTGATGACCTTCGATAACCTTGAATTGCCGGGCGCTGCTGAATCGACCAATGCCCCGCAAACGAGTTCTGTCAAATATTTACTTGACCGCAAGGCTAGTAAGGACCCTGCCACGGCAGAAGCAGACGGCCTTATGTCTGCATCTGACAAGAGCAAACTTGATGGTATCGAGTCCGGGGCAAACAAAACCATCGTGGACGCAGCACTTGACGAGACCAGTACGAACCCCGTGCAGAACAAAGCGGTCAAGGCAGCGCTGGACACGAAAGCGGGAACGGTAGTGGCGACCGCATCATCCAATGGCCTGATGTCTAAGGACGACAAAGCCAAGATCGACGGAATCGAAGATGGCGCAAACAAGACCACCGTGGATGCCGCGCTGGATGCAGCATCGGAAAACCCCGTGCAGAACAAGGCCGTCAAGGCGGCGCTGGACGGAAAACTCGACAAGACAGGCGGCACACTGACCGGCAACCTGCGTGTCACGGGCGCGCTGTTTTCGGGCGACGGGCTGTCGTTCGGAACTGGCGAAAATATCCACTTTACGAAAGCGGCGGACGACGCGGGAAAGCTTGCGCATGGCGCGGCTGGCGTCGACGATACGGTTCCACTTGCCCGCCTGAAAGTGGCATCCCCGACCGAGGATGACGACGCGGCGACTAAGGCGTATGTAGATAGCAGGGCTGCGGGGACTGGCGCAGTGCGATACGACGCGGCACAGACACTCACCGGCGCGCAGAAACTTCAAGCACGTAAGAATGTCGATGCGGCTGGTGTTAATATGCCGCAGTTTCAGGGCTTTTTGACACTATCCCCTGCGAACGGAACACTTGGAACCGGCGTTGGCCTGTCCCCGACCAGAGATGGCAATAATTATGCGCTTGATATTTCTGACGTGAATGAGGGCACACCCACACTGCTGACCGGCGTGAAAACGCCGACCGACGCGGACACCAATGCGGCCGCGACCGTGGAATACGTGAAGGCTGCCGTTCCCACAGCGCTGA